TGGTTTCCCAGAAGCAAAACCATCCTGACCAACCTTTGGGCTCTATCTTCGTTTGCCCTAAGGATTGCATTCACTGCATTCCTATTCGTCATCAGGAACCCGATCATGTGCCTATTGATCGCCCTCGCGGTACTCTTGCTCTCCCCGAGTGCCCGCTCGATGCTCATTTCTTTTCCGGACATTTCTGCGTCCATTGCGGAAAATACGAAGAGTCTGGGAAACAAAATTCTCTACCTCCCTCATCTTTGGTACGAGACAGTGAGCTGGGAGTTCAACACAGCAGTGAACGTGACGACAAGTACCTGGACCAGTTTGAAAGCTGTTGTTCAGAAGTTTCCACATCCCGAGGAAATGGTGCGACGAATTCTTCACCCCTTGGACATGATGTGCGAAGACCTTTTCAAAGAAAGTCTAGCTGCCCGGACACCGGGAGTAACACAGGAATCGACAGCCTTTACCTTGACAGCAGGGGGCAAGTGTGTGAAGATCAGCAGTCAGTGGCACTATCTCAAGAACTAAGCCAAGACCAGACTAATTTGATAACAAACGCAGAGAGGAGAAGGAGGCGTGTTGCGAGCTTTCAAAAACGCCGTGAAGACGGCGAGGAAGCGCATTTCTCAGGTTTCGATTACCTCGAAGAACAGAAAGAAAACGGCCATAACAAACGTATGCACAGGCTACACAAAGCGAGACAACACAACACAATCTGGGATCACTGTGGTGGTTCATCCCCCATCACCTTCAACAAACTTGACCTTACCCGACGTACAGCCGAGGGTTTCGTCTGTATGTTTGATGATGGAACCCCATGGTTTGCTCCCAAACCTGTCCGCAAGAGTGTACAAAAACCCGACTTTCAGGAAAAGGGTCACTGGTACTCTCCAGTCCTTAACGCCCTCGGGTATAACCGTGATACTTTTACTTTTGGTGCTCTGCCTACTGACCTCCGCGGCATTACTGGTGCCGATTGCTCAACATCTGATGGCGTAGACGCCAAACAGCTAGCGGACAAACTTGATCTTAAACTCCTGGAATTCTTGTACTCCAAGAAAATGCCACCCAGTGAATTTTTTGACAAGAAAACGAAGTCGTTCGACCGCGAATTAGCCATCATCCACATGCACAAATTGACTGAACAATACTACTCCGCTAGACCTGACATCAAACGCGACCTGGAG